GGAGATGTGTATAAGAGACAGAGTGTGAACAACTGAAGGAGCTGGCTGACCTGGTGTATGTTTGCTACCAGTTTGCTGCCTCTCAAGAATGGGATCTCGATGAAGCAATGCATCGTGTCCACAAATCAAACATGTCCAAGCTCGGAGAGGACGGAAAACCTATCTACCGAGTAGATGGTAAGGTCATGAAAGGACCTAACTATCAGCCTCCAAATTTGAAAGACCTTATTATCGAATGACCACCTCATACATCGCACGCACCGGTCGAGTCCAGTCTTGGATCGACGACCCTACCTCCCGGTTGCCTGTCAGCTGCACTGTTTTTACCGTAGAAGATTCTATCGAGGGAGAAAATGGCATTGAAGCATCCTGGAAATTTGTATCACATGCTTTACGTTTCGGAGCAGGTTGCGCGGTCCACTTGTCGAAACTGCGACCCAAAGGAACAGAAAATGACAAAGGCTTGGTTGCATCTGGACCAGTCTCCTTTGCAAAAATTTACTCAACGCTAAATGAAATCCTTCGTCGCGGCGGTGTGTACAAGAACGGTGCTGTGGTGGCTCACCTGGATCTTAGCCATCCTGATGCACTTGAATTTATACAAACTCCTCGCCATGAGCTACCCTGGATCAAGCGATGCATCAACATCAAGCCGGAGTGGTGGGAGGCTTGCACGTTTAAAGAGGAACTCCTTTATGGCATCAAATCAGGTGACATCTGGCTCAACAAAGTAAAGTATGACAATGAAGGAAACCGAATCCGAGGTAACGTCTGCCTTGAAGTTTACCTGCCCTCACGAGGCACTTGCTTGCTACAGCATGTCGCTCTTGGTGCATGTGAATTCGACGACATCCCGCGAGCTTTTGCTGAAGGTATGTCCGAGCTGTGCAGCCTCCATGGCAAAACAGGTGTTGGAGAAAGCGGTGAGTACCTCCCTTCAGAAACCGACCGACAGGTTGGGTTGGGACTACTCGGACTTGCTAACCTACTACGGCGGTACGGAGTAACCTATGAGCAGTTCGGGCTTGCTCTGGACCAGTACAATGCGGGAGAAGTGGTACGCACACCAGCCTATGAACTGGTCTCCCAGTTTGACGCTGGTATTAAAGCTGCAGCCGAGATTGCTCGCTCTGCTGGTATGGTTCGAGCCTTTGCTATCGCGCCCACTGCCTCCTGCAGTTATCGAAGCCGAGATCTGGATGGCTATACTCAAGCACCAGAGATCGCACCACCCATCAGCCGGACAGTAGACCGTGACAGCGGTACGTTCGGGGTACAAACATATGAATATGGCGACGTAGAGATCGCCGCAGAAGTTGGTTGGGACAACTACAAGCGTGTTGCCGATGGCATCATGACGTTGCTCAACAACACGGGACTTCTTCACGGGTATAGCTTCAACAGTTGGAGTGATGTTGTCACATACGACAACGCCTTTATCGAAGAGTGGTTGGAATCTCCTCAAACCTCCCTTTACTATAGTCTGCAAGTCATGGGCGATACACAAGATAAGTCTGATGTTTATGCAGCTATCAAGGAAGACGTCGATGAGTATCTTGCGGACATTCTGAATGAAGAACTCACTTGTGACTGTCAAGAATGAACCCTTATCAAAAACTACTCAATCGAAAAAGAAAATGGACACCGGTGAAGATGACTGCCGGTGTGTGCAAGGAAGGTGCAGACGAAACAATCCGCCGCGCACTCGCCATGCGTCATATGGAACTTCCCGTTGGAGACTTTATTACTGATGCTCTCTCCACTGAAGTTCCAGATCTTGCGCGGGAAATACTCTACTCTAACGTTAAAGACGAAGAGAACCACGACATCGCTCTTGGTTACGTCGCCGATGCTTACGGCGTTGATGAGAAAGCTGAGGCGGAAGCCCTTAGGCTTAAAGCCGCTTGGGAGGCACATCCAGATCACACGATCACCAAAGCATTGGTTGCCGAGCGTGCAATCTTCTTCGTTCTTTTACCATTCTTCCGCTTTAATGGTGACGCTGGCATGAGGACCATTTCGGCGGACGTGTCGCGGGACGAACAAGTCCATGTGGCGGTCAACTCACTGGTACACACCGAGCTGGGCTACAACATCAGCCCCTCTCTGGACAAGCTCCGCAAGGCTACGATCAACTGGGTTATGCAGCCCCTCGGTAACCATGCCGATAAATATCTGGACAAAAAATTTTGGCTCGATTCTAGTGACCGCCTGATGTATGAAGGCAAGGCACCAGAACTTGCCGCCACCCGTGCAGCGCGTATGCCTGCTTTCTTTGAACATGCAAATACAAACCTCCCACAGTACGCTTAACATTGGCTTGACTGTGGACCTTCTGGTCTCTGAATTAGAAGAACGTTTTCCGCTGACCAACCCAGGTCCCGCTGATCAGATCAACACGATCATGTATCAAGCCGGTCAGCGTAGTGTTGTGGACTGGATCAACTCACGTATTACAAACGAGGAACTTTAACCATGGGTGATGGTGGAGCGGCAAAAGCACGCCGACAAGCAAGAAAAGATGCACGCCGTTTTGAAAGACAGATGCGTGCACAAGAGGCAGAAAACCAAAGGAGGCTTGCTGAGATTCAAGCAAAGAATCAACAACAACAGGCTGCAATGGAACAAACCATGCAAGCTAACGTTCGGGAACTGACACGAGAACCTACGACTATCAAACGCAAGAGGCGTACAAAGCGTGGCAGCGGTGGTACTGGTCGTGACCAGCTTCGCATTGCAATGCAACAAATGGGATCTTCTACTAACCTAGGCACAAATCCATGAACGCACGTAGTCGGTACGATCATCTAACCAGTAGCCGTAATCATTTTCTTGATATTGCTGTTGAGTGTTCGGAGCTGACCCTGCCGTATCTTATCCAACGTGATGAGTTACGGTCTTCTCATAAAACTTTGCGCCAACCTTGGCAAAGTGTAGGCAGTAAGGCAGTGGTGACCCTGGCATCTAAACTGATGCTAGCACTGCTGCCACCTCAGACTTCTTTCTTTAAGCTACAGATTCGTGACGACAAGCTCGGCACTGAACTGCCTGCTGAGATTAGGTCTGAACTTGACCTGAGCTTTGCTAAGATGGAGCGTATGGTGATGGACTCGATCGCTTCTTCTAGTGATCGTGTCGCTGTTCACCAAGCTATCAAGCACCTGGTGGTTGGTGGCAACGCATTGATGTTTATGGGTAAAGATGGGATCAAGCATTACCCGCTCAACCGATACGTCGTAGAACGTGATGGCAACGGCAACGTAATTGAGATCGTTACCAAAGAACTTATTAACAAACAACTCCTGCCAAGGGAGTTCCAAGAACTTCATAAAGAACAAAGTGTTGGACAACGTTATGGGTCTAACATTGATGACGTGGAAATCTACACACACGTCAAGCTAGACAACAATCGTTGGGTCTGGCATCAAGAGGCTTTTGACAAAGTCATTCCTAAGACCGATGGTAAGTCACCGAAGGAAGCTAACCCTTGGTTGGTGCTCCGGTTCAACTCTGTTGATGGTGAGAACTATGGTCGTGGGCGTGTTGAAGAATTCTTGGGTGACCTTAAGTCACTCAACGCTCTGTCACAAGCTATGGTAGAAGGCTCTGCAAGCGCCGCTAAGGTGGTCTTTGTAGTCAGCCCATCCTCTACCACCAAACCACAGACCATCGCCCAGGCAGGTAACGGCGCTATCGTACAAGGACGACCTGAAGACATCGGTGTCATCCAAGTCGGTAAGACTGCTGACTTCTCTACAGCTCTGCAGATGATGCAGACTCTTGAACGTCGCATCCTTGAAGCGTTCCTTGTCTTGACTGTGCGTCAGTCTGAACGTACCACTGCTGAAGAGGTGCGCCTTACTCAACTCGAATTAGAGCAACAGCTTGGCGGTCTCTTCTCTCTGCTGACCGTGGAGTTCCTGGTTCCGTACCTAAACAGGAAACTGCTGGTGCTGTCCCGAAGTGGTCAGCTGCCTAAGTATCCTAAGGATCTAGTTGCACCAACTATCATTGCCGGTATCAATGCATTGGGTCGTGGTCAGGACCGTGAGTCCTTGACTGCGTTTATTTCAACCATTGCACAGACCCTTGGTCCCGAAGCTTTGATGACATTCATCAATGCCGACGAAGCTATCAAGCGGCTAGCAGCAGCACAAGGCATCGATGTTCTCAACCTTGTTAAGAGTGTTGAAGACCGTCAAGCTGAAGATGATGCGGCGGCACAGCAACAGCAAGAGATGATGGCACTGCAACAAGCACCGCAGATGATGAAGGCACCTATTGTGGATCCTTCTAAGAACCCTAACGCTGAAGCTATTATGGCTGACGCACTTTCACCCGAAGAATAACACATGGCAGAAATCCTTACCTACGATCCAAGCAACGACCCTCAAGCTGTTCAAGCGGCGGAAGAGCGGGACGCTGAGTCTCTCGCTGTCGGTCAAGCCTTGGAAGACCAGCAGAATCAACTTCTGGCTGGTAAATACAAAAGTGCTCAAGACCTAGAGCAAGCTTACATTGAGCTGCAAAAGAAACTGGGATCTGGTGAGCAAGAAGAAACAGTTGAACAGGAGGCTGAGCCTGCTGAACCAGCTGAAGAAATCTTCACAACGTTTGACAGTATCGATGATGAACTTGCACAAGGCGGTGAGATCAGTGAAGAGTCGATGGCAAAACTTTCTGCCATGGATAGTAAAGATCTGGTCGATGCGTATCTTAGGTATCAAGACACCTTAGACGATGCTCCTGTTCAACAGGGACGAGAGTTAAGCGATCAAGAGGTGTCATCCATCTACAATAGTGTAGGTGGTGAGCAGCAGTACCAGCAGATGACTGCATGGGCTGCTGAAAATCTTGACGCAGATACTGTACAGGCTTTTGACAATGTCATTGAGTCTGGCAATGTTGCTGCTATCAACCTTGCACTGCGAGGTCTCCAATCACAATACAATGACAACGTGGGCTACGAAAACAACATGATCCAAGGCAAGCCAGCTCAAGCTACTGGCGGCTACCGCAGTCAAGCGGAAGTGGTACGTGCTATGAACGATCCTCGCTACGACCGTGACCCTGCCTACCGGCAAGAGGTCATGGACAAACTTGCCAACTCTGATCTTGAATTCTAATGTCCGCTGTTGTTGAAGACCGAGGTCGTCTAAACCTCTACGCAAAAGAACCACCTATGACTGTTATGGAAGTAACTGAAACCCACAACGAAAAAGCTGAGAAGCTGAACGGTCGCCTGGCTATGCTGGGCGTCATGGCTGCGCTTGGTGCGTATGCTATCACTGGTCAAATTATTCCCGGAGTTTGGTAATGCCACAAGGTAAAGGAACCTACGGTTCTAAGGTAGGCCGCCCTCCCAAAAAGGGTATGAAAAATGGCGGTAAAAAAAAGTAGCACTAAGAGTGTTAGCTTAAAAATTGGTAAACACAAATCGAGGACTGGTGGCTTGACTGCTGCCGGTCGTCGTAAATACAACCGTGCAACTGGGTCTAACCTCAAGGCTCCTCAGCCTGGTGGTGGTCCACGCAAGCGGTCCTTCTGCGCTAGAATGAAAGGCGTCAAAGGACCAATGCGAAAGAATGGAAAGCCAACCCGCAAGGCGCTGGCACTACGCAAATGGAAATGCTAAATGGCTAAACAAAAACCTGGACTTTATGCAAACATCCATGCCAAACGCAAGCGTATCGCTGCTGGGTCTGGTGAAAAAATGAGGAAGCCTGGGTCTAAAGGAGCACCCACGGCTGCTAACTTCAAACGCTCCGCTAAAACTGCTAAAAAGAAAAAGTAACCTACACATGAAATCTATTATCGCTTCCGGTCTCCTCCTCGGCATGGCACACGGTGCCGCTATTGCTGGTCCCTACGTGAACGTTGAAACCAACTCTGGTTTCGTCGGCAACGACTACACTGGTTCTGCTACCGACGTCCATGTCGGTGTGGAAGGTACCAACTGGTACGTGCAGGGAGGACCTGCTCTGCTGGCTCCTGATGGAGCTGACGGTGACGTCGAGCTGTCTGGTAAAGCAGGCGGTTCCTACCCCGTGTCTGACAAGCTGTCGGTCTACGGTGAGTTCTCTTTCCTGACTGGAGACGAGACTAACTACGGCACCAAGGTGGGTGCTAAGTATAACTTCTGATTCACAGACAGCCCGCCACTGGACGTGAGCCTTGGGCGGGCTTCATTAAAGTGCTCAAATACATACCCTCGTAAACAAC